TAAATATTGTAACAGGAGGCATAAAATTTGATGATAATTACATTATTCATGTCAAGAATAACAATGTTATCTCATTTTCTGCATCTAACAAAATATTAAATTGGGGAGACGATAATACCAAACAAATTAACCTGCAAACCAGTATTTATGATGATGATGGTGAATATGAAATGATTTCAAAATTTGGTTCTGCATATTTTCCAGAATCATTTAAGGCAGGGCACAATTTAGGGAATATATTGATTGAAACATATAAAAAATCGTCTGAAGATTCTGGTGTTATATTCAGACGTTATATTAGATTAAAATCAGAAGATGGACCAGGATTTTACAGTGATGGTGATAGCGTATTTGTTGAAGCTCCATTTAAATATAATAAAGTAGCTGATGACGATACAGTACAAATCTCTGAAATAATAAAATCATCATTTGGCTATGTAGAATCGTTAAGTTTATATGCCCCATTAAATCGAAAATCATCCAGCTTAATGTTTTCTACAGATGCTGATTTTTTTGTTTTTGACAAACCGATTGAAGGAAAAAAATCAATTGGAATAGCAGATTCTAAAACCCGCCTCCTCCCCAACGAGCTATTCTTTGATGATTCAATCTATTGGTTGGCTTTAGATAATGGAGTTAAGCACTATGGTAATGCCTATTTTGTCAACGACATAGGTTCTGTCACTTTTTCCAGTGGTTTTGCCGGAAATGGCTGGGGTATCATTCAAAACAAATTGACCGGCAACACCAGTGCAACATTTGATGATCTGACAATTCGTAAAAAAATGAGAATATACGAATTGGAAGTGCAGAAACAATCAGTGACTAACGGGTCTTGGTGGGTCAGCGATGCCTGTTCCGGAGACTTAGTAGAAGAAATATCATAATGTCTGTATATAAATACAAGAAATATAAAATTTCTCTCCAGTCCGATTCTAAAAAGACACAAGGATTACGGACTGGGGATATAGTTAGAAGACAATATTTTGATGGAAAGAATCTTATTTATTCGTTAATGTGTGTATTGGATTATGGAATAGATAAGACTGTAGATTCTAATACAAATGATATTGTCGAAAAACAGTATTTCATTGGAGCACTGTTAGAAGGCGATGTGCCTAAAACAGAAGAAATCTTAGACTTTGCCAGAATTACCAATCTGTTTGATATAAATAGATCTGGAGCCATATATTTAACTGGGTCTGACGATAATGCCCCATATATGGATGTGATTGACGGTATTGGACGCAATGAGAGTTTATGTTGGCCTTCAAATATTGCAACTCCTGATTATGAAGATTCCGAATCACAATATATAGTACGAGGAACAGAAGCAGTAACCACTGATTACATACTATCAGAAGCGGACAATAATCGCATTTGTCATTTTAAAAGAAATGACGCTATATATTACGGTTTCATTGGTCTACAACAAGATTTCTACAAATATGTTCAAAACCCCAACCGCGTTCTTATTTCATATAAGATCAAAGCCAATAAAGCTGTCAATTGTAAAGTTTCATTAGAATACCAAGATGGAACAAGAACAGATGGAGAAGAAACCACTTCTATTACAACAGATTGGCAATATAAGTTGCACACAATAACTGTCGATTATTCTGGACGTTATTTGCGAACAGTAAAACTGGATTTAAGTGAGATGTCTCCTTCAGATGAAGTTTGGGTGTCGGATTTCAATATCATCTTACTGTCTAGTGTTGCTAACTTTGGCGATGCCAGTAAAATACGTGTTGGCAAATTGAATGGAATAACAGATCCGGTATTTGGTCAATTAGAAGGATATGGAGGTTACTTACAGAAACTTTTTACTTCAAAATCTGCTCATATTTCTGGAACATTAACTGCTGGTGATGAGAATGGTTTTGCTGCAACTTTTTATGCCGGAAAAATTCATAGGAATGTATTCGTTAATTCTTTAGATGTTAATTTTACATCTGCAATTACTATTGACACTCAAATAGAAAACCCTACTGGAATCGGCAATGTATATAGTGCCTCTAAAATCATAAGCATGATAGCCCAATCTGAAGAGTGGTTCGCGCAACATATCGGGAAAAAATATACATTCTCTTTTTGGATATATGCGGGGCAAGCATGTCAATTATCTATTTTACAAAATGATAAAGCAATAGGAACCGTTCAAATACCTATTGCTAACACGAATATATGGTCTCGTAAAAAGGTAACATTTGAATTACAAGCTCCGAAACAGGCAGAAGAAGCATTGGTTCTATCCATTGTCCCAACTTTTGATACCTCTGATAATGCAGGAGAATCAATATTTTATTTTTCTTCACCACAATTAGAGGCAGGAGAACTAGTCACACAATACCAACCTACTGACACTATACTTAATTACACAGAGGATTATGGAGCTTGGTTTAATCGTGGTGGCATTGGTGGGACCATCCAGAACCCATTGCTTCAATTAAATTTTGACGGAGAAGGCAGTATTGGTACTCGTAGTAATTCTGTATTAATCAAAACAGATGGTTCTGGTCATTTTGCCAATAAAAATATTAAATGGAATAAAAATGGCGATGTAACATTTGGCAAAAATGTGACAATGACTTGGGATAACCTTGACCAGTCTGTAAAAGACGAATTAGTCAGTAAGTCTATTCGTATTGTTGGAACTGATACCTTTACTCTTTTAGGAGACTTAACAGGAGCCGACCCTGTTACTAATCCGGCAGACATTACCTTAACGCTGGAAGAAGAGAACCTACAGTCTACTTCCAGTCAACGACAATGGTATTATTTACAAGGATATGATTATATACCGTTTGAAGGAGAAAATGGAAAGACATTAACAATATGGCCTTTTGAACCTTATTGGGATAATGGTAACTCGCTAACAGTTCGTTGTATCGTGAAATTTAGTGATGAAGAGTATTCCGCTACATTCACAATACGGAAACAATATATAGTGGGCTATTCACTTGAAATTACTTCCAGTCAAGGAGTATCATATAAAAACAATAGTTGTCAAACTGTTTTAACCGCTAACGTCTATTATCAAGGTAAACTAGTTGATCCGGATTATGTAGCTAAAAACTACATATTCAAGTGGACTAGGTATCATCTTCCTGATATGGAAAATGAAGTGATTGATTGGTGGAAAGAACAAAGAGATAATGAAGGCAATATAGTACAACAAGAAATTGATAGATCAAAACCAAGTATCACATTAAATTATGGAATATCAGGACAAGACTGTTTTATGTGTGAACTTCTAAACGGTAACATGTTCCCGTATGAATTCCCTTTAATATTTTAAGTATGGCGGCAGAACAAGAGCAATCCCCTAACCTGCTTGATTTTAATAATAAGCAAGAAAACAATGGAACTAATAACCGTGGACGTTTAACAGCTCACGAATTTAATCAATTGATAAATGCCGTAAACAATAACTCAAATGACACCTTTTCTTTCAAAAAACAAGTAGGTAATCTTTCATTTGATGTAATTGAAAATGAAGAGGCTTTTGAACAAATCGAATCCAAAGAAGAAAATACCGTTTATTTCATACTTGAAGAATGATACAGATAAATGGCAAAGATGTCAGTCAAATAAGAGTTGGTAACAAAATAGTTACCGCAGTTTACATAGGGGCAAAATTAGTTTGGCAATCTATACGCTCCTGCTTTGGATCTGGTTTCTGGATTAACTCATCTCCTTGGAAAAATGATGAAGGCTGGAAAAACTAACAAATTTTTTAAATTACGCTTTACAAAAAATAATTAATTATGGCTAAGAAATTCAGAACTGACGAAATTCCTGTTGGCAAGTTTACAGAGGATTGGGGTGGCAATAAAAACAATACCATCCCCGCAGCACCTGATGAAACGAATCTTCTCCCCTACTCTGGGGAGGCTGTGCAAAAGTTTATAAAGAGCTATTTACAAGACCATGAAAACAATAAGATTGGTCATATTCCTCCTATGACAAAAGATCCGGATGGGTTTTATCATATTCGAGCATTTGCTAATAAAAACACATACAATGAATGGCTTGCTGACCCTGATGAGAATCAAGCACTAAAATTGCTTGATGTTACTATCCCTATTAGTGACGAACAGGGGGTAATGAATATTGTAGAATTAACTACGGCCAGTAATCAAACAAATTATGTAAGCATTGATGGTAGCGTAGTTCTAAAAATGCGTTTTACTTCCCAAACATACAATCCTGTTACTGGGAAATATGCAAATACCTATGAAGACGGTACGATGACTATTCAAAGGCGTTCTTCCGCTTCTGATTCATGGCGTACAATTGGCACAATGGCAATTAAGAGTGTAGAAGCTGACAGTGATACTTATACAGATGTAGATATTAGTGGATTACTTAACAGCGGAACCTGTCAATTACGTATCATTGTAACCGGAGACCAAACACAAAGCACCACAACTTATGTAGTGTTCCAAAGTGTTACAAAAACAGAATTGAAACTTACGTTCCGAAATGAGTGGCAGCAGCCTATTACTGGTGCTGCTATGTCTTTGTTATATACATATACCGGTGCTGTAGCCAAAACACTAAATTTAAAAATCAGTGGTGAAGGCGGTGTACGTTCTGTTCAATATGCTGTTGGTAAAGTTGAGTACACAGAAACTCCAAACCAGTTTGACGTAACTGACACTGAAGGGGATTCTGTTAAAGTTATGTCTCATGGAGTACATGAAATTGAGGCTTGGTTATCTGTAGACGGCACAGATGTGGAAAGTGAACACATTGTTTCACAGGTTATGGTAGTTTCAGATCCTGACAATAAAACTCCATATATCATGTTGAACAAGATAGTCGAGTCTCTTGTAAACTGGACATCCGTTCAATTTTTCCAATGGGCAATATATAACCCAGGTTCAGATGTATTACCTGTTACTTTTAAATTAACAGACATTCAAGAGGTTGAGAATTATCTGTCTTACACTGAACAGCAAGCCCAAAATGGTGTGGTTTACACATTTGGCAATATGATAGAAATCGAAAGTAAAGAAACGAATTTCAGTGCTTATATGTTATTTAGCACTGGAGAAAAATATTTGCGTGATCGTATTAGTTTTAATGTAGATAACTCCCAAAATTTTGCCCCGACTGATGGTGCCGATTTAATTATCAATCCAAAACTACGTAGTAATACAGAAACCCACCCAGATACTATTATTAATACAGTTTCAGGCGAGAATGTTCCCGCGACCTTTGAAAATTTTGGTTTTATTAGTGATGGTTGGGTTGAAGACGATAATGGGATCAAATGTTTGCGTGTTCCTAGTGGAAGAAACATAGCAATTGATTATGAGACGTTCTCCGACTTTATCCAAGCTCAAAAAACAGGTTCTCTTACATTTGAAATAGACTATGCTATTCGCAATGTAACCAACGAAGATGAACCGATATTACGCATGTGTTCTTACACAAAAGATAATAATCCGCTAGGTTGGGAAATGAAACCTATTGATGCCTGTTTCATGACCCAATCTAAAGTAACCCGTAAAAATCAAGATGTCGGCTACAATGAAGGTGTACGTACTAAAATCGCGGTTAATTTATTGTATAACTTATCTAGCACCGGACAAAACTATTGCCGCATTTTCTTAAATGGAATTATTAACCGTGAAATCAACTATGCAACAGACGACACTTTCGTACAATATGTAGACGGAAAGCAAACATCACAAGGCATCCGTATTGGTAGTTCTGGAGCCGACATTGACATTTACAGTATTAAGGTGTATAAGAAAGCACTCACAGCTAATGATGTGCGCCAAAACTATATGGCATCCTTAGATAATAGTGAAGAAAAAATAGCATTTCGCGATTCTAATAGTATTCTTAATGGTAATACTATCAGCTACGATCTTGTTTATGAAAAATACAACGTTATCCTTTGGAAAGGGAAATATGCCACTTATGGAAATACCAAAAAGGATAAATTTAATGGTACCTTAATTATCCATATTCCTGGAAAACCAGAGAATAGTGGTACGCTATATGACATGAATGAGAAAGGACAAGGAACATCGTCTATGTTGTATTTTTGGTGGAATGGACAATGGGGCTTCAATGAAGATGGATATTGGGTTGATGAGAATGGAGTAAATCGTGGTAAATGTTATCAGTTAACCAACGATGTACCCGGAGCACTCAAATTGGTAGGGAAAGTAAATTTTGCAAGTTCAGCACAAAGTCATAAAATAGGTTCTACAGCTCTATTTAATGATTTATTTAAAGCTGTATGTGGAGGTAATTCCATTACTAATACAGAAGGTTTTGAAAATTGTCGTGTAGCTGTACTTCAAAAACCGTTTTTGTTCTTTGTACAAGAAGATGAGAATTCCGAACCACAATTTAAATCTTTTATGACTTTTGGACCAGGTAAGGGAGACAAACCGACATTCGGATACGACAAAACAAAATTTCCAGATTATGTATGCCAGGAAGGAGCTGATAATGACCGTGCTTTGGTGATGTGCCGCGTACCTTGGATTGATGAAGATGTCACTTTAGAAGGTGAAGAAGATTGGATGTATAACGGCGAAAAGCAAATGAGTCTGGTTTTTGGGGATACCAATAAGATCGCCCCTATCAAAAGTGGATTTAACTTTGTCTTTAAGCATTATGATAATATAGATTATTTCAACGGTACCATTGAAGATTTAAATGCAGCAGAAAATCTTGATACCTCCAAGCATTATTGGCTGACCAAAGCAGGGCGTAACAATGCACAGTTCGATTTATTCAGATATGATTTCATAACTTCTACTTGGGTGGGTGCAGGCACTGAAAAGATTGAAAATGGAAGATATTCGACTGTAAATATCAACGAACAATGCGGGAATATTGCCAGCGGTACAGATTGGGATGCAATTAACTCATCGTTCAAAACGGCTAGAATAGCATTGTTCAAGGCTGATGCAGGAAAATATTTTAATCTTACAGAAACTCATTTTGCTATGAATTTTTGTAAGTTAATTGCAGCCAGTGATAACAGAGGAAAGAATATATATTTTTATGTTGACCCAAAAACTCATTTAATTGGTTGGCATCAAGATGATTTGGACACAATATTTCCTGTAAATAATGTAGGGCAAAGAGAAAAACCTTACTATGTAGAAGAACATGATAAAAACAATGATGGAGGTTTTTATTGGAATAGCGAAGGAAATGCACTATTTAACCAAATGGAAAATGCCTTTCCAGATGAATTGCGTACCAATATGCGCTCTATATTACAAGCAATGCTTAAATTAAGCGATGATGGAACTTTAATGGGCTGTATGGAAAAATATTATTTTTACGTACAACGTTATTTCCCAGCCGTTGCTTACAATGAAGTGGCCCGTCTTGTATATGAACGTGCCAGAACCGCCTATGTGAGTTCAGACCCGGAAAATAAATACACAAATGGTACAGATCCCATAACACAAAGTTTAGGAGATGGATTACAAGCAGAAATGCAATGGGTTGCACGCAGACTTACCTACATATCTTCTTATGCAGCCTTTGGAGACTTTGGAAGGCGTGACGGTGAAGGATCAGCAGGCTCATTAAACTTCCGGTCTGTAATAAAAACAGATGGTACACGTCCACAATTTAAATTTTCTATTGTACCACATATTTGGATGTACCCCTCATTTGCCATAGGTTCGACACTATCTTATGGGGTTGGTAACGCACTGTCTCCACGTATTAAAGCCGGAGAAACATACGATGTCAATGTTGGAACTTCAGATGGCAATACTAATATTTTCTTAAATGGTATTGATTATATGCGTTCCATTGGTGACTTTACAGACAAAAGTTTAGGGGAAACATTTAATTTAAGCGGTGCTCGCCTAACAGCCTTTCATGTGGATGGAAAAGATGTTGTTGAATTCCGTCCTACCAGTATGACTATTACTGCCCCTTTGTTGCAAGAACTAGTATTAAAACGTGTCGCTAGTTTAGTAGGTGGGTTAGATTTATCTATTTTGCTTAAACTTAGAATGTTGAATTTAGTAGGAACAATGTTGTCTTCTGTTGTTCTTCCAGCTACCGAATATTTAGAAGAGGTTCATCTTCCTGGGACTTTAACATCTTTGTCTTTAGATCAACAGCCTAATTTGAAAACCATCACATTGGAAGGAGCTGACCGAATGCAAAGTTTATCAATTGGCGCAGGGATTGCAGATTCGCGTACCATATTTAATTTATGCTTTACAGGCAATGCACCGCTGAATTATTTAAAGTTAGCAAGTATAAACTGGACCGAGGTTTCTCTTTATATGATTAACTATTTGGCTTCTATTACAGACAGTAGTGTATCTGGAAAAATAGCAGTAATAAACAATACTACCAACCGACCTAATTTTAACAATAAAATTGATTGGTTGTATCATTGGGGAAATGTAGATGATGAGAACAACAATCTTCATATTACTTACTACTCAACTCCTATTGCAGCTATAGAAATCAAAGGAAGCCAATACATTTATTCTACAGGTGAACACACTTTTTACTGTAAGCCGAATACCGCTAATGGGAATGATGTGGTTAGCATTCGTTGGTCATTGGATACCAATTTGTATGCAAAAATAGTCAATACGTCAAAAGATTATTGCGTTATCAATGTATCTCAATTAGGAGATGAAGATACATTGGCTCCACATACAACTTTAAGATGTTATCTAACAAAAACAAATGGTGAAGTGCTTGAAGCATCATGGGATATTGGTTTATACCCCAGACGTGCTCATCTCGGAGATTATGTATTTTATGATGGAACTTATGGTCCTACAACTGCTGGAAAAACCGTAGTTGGAATTTGTTTTTACATAAATCCAGCAGATGCCAATGATAGACGTATGGTAGCATTATCAAATCTTGAAAATTCAAGTATAGTATGGGGGCTTTATCCTCAAAATACAGGACAAACGGAAGAGTGGAATGAACAATATGCAATTTATCCTATTGAATTACAAGATGATGTTAATTATAGTGTATATGATATAGGTTCAATTGCTAACATTACACAGACTGGCTTACAACCTACAGAATATGACGACCAAGGTAATACCTCTCCTAACTACATAAGGTATGATAATTATGTAGATGAAAATACAATTGACGGATTTGTAAATTCAGATGTTAAAACAGTTGCTGTTGGAGATGGTATCGCTGCTCCAGGTACAATTAATACAGGAAAAGAGGAATTGGCTGCGGATTTAGCTATTTTATCAGGTGCCTATAAAAGAGGTGACGAAGTTCCTGTCGGTTTAGCAAAAACTTTAAAAATTATTCAACATAGAAATAAAATCTTAGAAGATTCAGGAGTTAATTTGCCGATACCTGAAGCGACTGACTTATATACTGAACAAGCAATGTTGACCCAGTATATAAATAACATAATTGCTAACAATGAGAATCTTAGTAAATATCAACAATTTTATTATCCTGCTGTCAGCAAATGCTATGCTTATCAGCCTACAGTGAAAGCAGGCGAAGAATTAGCAGATAAATTTAAATATCATAATTGGTACCTACCATCTGTTGGTGAACTTATGCGTATGTATTGGCACGCTAGGCAAGGAGTGAATTATGACGATGATAAAATAGGTGCAATTTTTCAAAAAGCAATAGATGCCGGTATTTTGAACGATTTTTCTAATTCTTGGTACTGGAGTAGCAGTGAGTACAGTCAGTACAACAGCTGGTACGTGTACTTTAGTTATGGCAACTTCTACAACAACGGCAAGTACAGCAGTGGCATGGTGAGAGCGGTTGCAGCATTTTAGTATAGTGGAGCGTCTTTTGACGCTCCACAAAAATAAATATGCCATAATTGTAAACCTCTACAGAAAAAATAAAGTATTCGTAAATAAACTATATGTAATAAGACACATTGTGAATAAAATCTTTTAATTATGGCAAGAACAATTCGTAATGCAGGAAGTGCACCTATTTACAGAGAAACAGAAAATTTAATGTTACTCTGTATAGAAATGGTAGAACGAACCCCTAATAGTGTAGGAATTCGTCAATTAAGCAAACGTCTCATAGACACTCTGCTTGATGGATTAACAGTGATAGGATTGGCTTTAAATGAAGAAGATCCTGATTCCAAACTTGAACTTATTAATTCATTTTATTTGCAAATGCGTACAGTGAAAACTTGCATTGACACCTTAAAAGAGTGGTCAAATCGGAGTCCTCATACACGCATAATTAGCAACAAGCAAATGCCACATTTTGCTGAATCTTTAAAGGAAATTTCAAAGCATATTAAAAGCTGGAGAAGCAAAGTGTTGGAGCAGCAGACCTGTTGAACGGTTACGACTATGATAACAGGGACATCTTTATTGAAAAATGGGCGTGTCACTGGGCCTTTACCAAGCGTTAAAGACCTAGTTAAGAATAAGATAGTACACGCAATAACTGCAAGCCGGTACTGGAGTAGCAGTGAGAACAGTCAGAACAACAGCTGGAACGTGAACTTTAGTAATGGCAACTTCAACAACAACAACAAGTACAACAGTAACATGGTGAGAGCGGTTGCAGCACTTAACGATAAATATGTTGAGGGATGGTTTGATGCGTTAGATGATTGCTGTGCCCAAAAAAAGACAAGTTCACAATGTGTTATGTATAGACTTATTTGGCATGAAGATCTATTAGATTTAGCGAGAGAAGTTTATGAACGAACATATAGACCAACAACAAGTACTTGTTTTATAGTTACCCGTCCTAAATTACGGGAAGTGTTTGCTGCAAATTTCCGTGACCGTATTGTACAACATTGGTTGTGCCTACGCTTAGAGCCACTGTTTGAGGCACGTTTTGTTGAACACGGAAATGTATCATTTAACTGTCGAAAGGGTTTTGGAACATTTGCATGTATTGATCAGTTGACAAAAAATACAATTGAAGTCTCTGATAATTATTCGCACGAGGCTTGGTATGCTCAATTTGATATTAAAGGATTTTTTATGTCAATTGATTGCGAACGATTATTAGAACACTTATTACCATTTATCAAAGAAAAATGGAATTATTGGAAAGGGACCATATATGAACAAGATTTAGATTTAGTGCTATGGCTTACAGAAATAATTGTACGACATCGACCACAAGATGATTGTATACGTCAAGGAAATTTAAAATTATGGAGAATACTGCCTAAAAACAAAAGCCTGTTTTACAATGAATGGATGAAAGGCGAACCAATAGGAAACCTAACTAGTCAATTATTTGCCAATTTTTACATGTCATTTTTTGATGAATGGGCTATTAAAGCAGCAGAAGAAAGAGGAGCCAAATATGTACGTTTTGTAGATGATTTTAGCTTTGTGTGCAAAACTAAGGAAGATGCAATTTATTTCAAAAGAGCTTCTAGGAATCAACTACGATATATTTTAAATATTCAAATGCACCCTAATAAAATCTATATTCAAGAAGTTAAAAAAGGAATAAAAATGGTAGGAGGAGTAATTAAGCCGGGTAGAGCTTACTTATCGAATAGAACTGTTGGAAACTTTATTAATGCTGTAAGTTATTTAGAAGAAGCATGTAAAAACTGTGACAAGGAAGCTATATATGCCAATGTGAGATCTATAAACTCTTATTTAGGTTTCTTAATTCATTATCAGTCATACGGAATCAGGCGCAAAGCATTTTCAGAACTACATTATTTTTGGAAGGCTTGCTATATTCAAGGAAAATTTCAAGTTGTAAAAATAAAAAACACAGTACAATGTTTATAACTTATAATCAAGGTAATGAGCAACCTCAACGCATACGACACAATATAAAATTAGGGTTGCGTCAATACACAATTGCATTTGATGTTCATATAGTAAAAGAAGGTGAAAACGAACAATACAAATGGTGTGAGATAACCCTTCCAGTTGGAACACCCACATATAGCCAATTGGTTTCAGCTATTATTCATGGACGTTACTCCGATGATGCAATGCAAGCCATTATTAATAATTACCTCCTAGAAGATGAAGATAGTGAGCATCAAAAAGAATGGAATGACATGCAAATGTGGAGAGTGGAAGCAAAGCGTATGGCCAAGGAAATATTAGAAGAGATTAAGAAATAGTTTATCTCTTCTCGCATCAACAAATACTTTGTTCAAGGGCTATTCTTTTGAAAAAGTAATTTATGGGAACAGTAGCAAAATCTTCTATCACACTTGTATCTATTAGCGATGCTTATTCGTTGTCGCTAACCCCAAACTCGTGTGTGATTAAAGCAGATTTCGATGGTTCTAACCCTAAGTTAGAACATGCTTATACTATTATTTCGGCATATTGTGGAGATGAGAAAACCCCAATAGAAATTGATTCCAGCACTATTGTAAAAAGTAACGACAATATAGAATATCAACTAATAAAAGTTGATAGTTATAGATACCGGCTATCCATTATATCACTCCCTATTGATATATTACAAGGATATATTGAAATTCCAGTTCTTTCTGGAGTAAGTGCAGGGTTAACTGGGCGTTTCACATTTTCTATTGTACGCGAAAGTACCATGCTGGATTGGATTCAAGATTGGGAAAGCAATAAAACAACTATTGGCTCTTCTTATGTGATTACCCCCAAGCTATTTGTTGGTAAAAAAATAATTGGCAGTTACGACAGTCTTGAAGATGTTCCAGGATTAACGGGGGTATATATTGGTCCTTCAGAAAATAACGGAGCCGGTATATATGGATATAAAGATAACAAAGAAATTTTTCATATAGACCAAACTGGAGGTAAAATAGGCGGTTGGGATATTACATCTGGTGGTATTCAATGTGAAGATGGCACATTATCTATAAAATCAGAAGGAACCATTTCTGCTCAAAGTGAAGGTATCATTCATTGGCTATTAAATAAAGATGGTTCAGCCTCTTTTGCCAATGGTAATGTTACAATGGATGTTGAGGGAAACGCCTTATTTAAAGGAACAATAGAAACATCTGGTGGCAGTATTGCAGGATGGACTATAGGAGTCGATAGTATTTACAATGGAAGTATAGGGATCAATTCATTAAAAAAATTCATAGCCATCGCCAATGTTACTTCCGTCCAAGATACTGGCGATCAATTAGACTGGGTAAAAGAATACGGTGGTGTTGCAATGTACTATATCAGCAATGCCGATTATGGTTTGATAGGATATAAAAATAACGAAAAAGTATTTTCTGCCGGTTCTAAAAATTTTATAGCTGGATGGCAATTTGATAAATCTGCTATTTGGTTAGGTACTAAAAATAATAATGTTGGACAATATACATCAACTTCCGGAAGTATAACGATTGGCACCAATGGGTTTCGCGGATATTCATGGTTTATTAATGCAGATGGTTCAGCCTCTTTTGCCAATGGAAATTTTTTTTGGGATACAAAAGGAAACGTTACTCTCAATGGAAAAATCATTGCGACTAGTGGTACTATTGGAGATATAGAAATATATGAAGATCATATTGGAACAACT